ATCCCCACGTTCCTGATTCATCGCCTGTGGCGATTTCTTTTAAACGCAGGTCATTAACATAAGTTGCCATTTAAGCTACCTCTTCCCAATCAGGGGTTTGACTGTCTGAAACAGCCGACCAAGTAATACTTTGACTATCTGAAACAGCCGACCAATCTGGGGTTTGACTGTCATCCACAAGCCCCCAAAGCAAAATCGTACCGATTTCTCCAGTGGCTGAAACACCCGTGACAGATACGTTTGTATCTGGGGCGATTGTAACTGATCCAACAGCTCCTGTGCCTTCAATACCAGTGACTGTAGTAGTCGCTGTACCAGTGACCGTAACTGAACCAATCGCTCCAGTCCCAGCATTGCCAGTAACAGCAGCATTCGCGCCGCCGGTAGCAGTAACCGTTCCGACAGATCCAGTCCCTGCAACGCCTGTAACGGATGTATTTGCCGCAGCCGCAACAGTAACTGTTCCAACAGATCCAGTCCCTGCGACGCCAGTTGGCGAAACATTCGCCGTACCCGTAACTGTAGGTGATCCAATGCCGCCTGTACCTGCGACACCTGTGGGACTGACAACCGCTGTACCCGTTGCCGTAACTGTTCCAACAGATCCAGTCCCTGCCACTCCTGTAACAGTCGCAATCGCACCTGCGCTAACGGTAACCGTACCGACAGCACCCGTCCCCACAACGCCTGTAACTGGGACTGGACTAGGTTGGCCCCAGTTGCCATCGCCCCAAGCACCTCGGCCCCAGCCGGTAAGGTTAGACATTTAGGCGATACGAATAATCGCATTACTAGCGTCAGCAGTAGGGAACTGTATTGTGAAATCTCCTGACGTAGATGTTTTATCTGCGCCAAACGCCAGCGCACAAACTGCAGGATCACCAGATGCGCTATCATTAAATATCAACGCGCCATTAGCAGTGATGCTGCTAGAACTAAACGTCAGGTCAGAAAAATCTGTTAAAGCAGTAGTGCCAGAAGTACTCGGATCAACACGAGTTAGTGCTGCACCTTTCGCCGTATACCCTGTACCAGACACCTCATTAGATGTGGTATACGCTGTTGTACCCGCTCCTAAACTTGCGGAACTTGTATACAGGGCAAGATTAAAAGTACTGCCGCCAGTGTTTTTAAAATTATGTACAGCTTCTAAAATTTCTTTTTTGAAACTGGTGCACATCGCTGTAGTAATAGCCATTACAATCTCCTAAGTATGTTGGCCATCTCTTGTTGACCCTGTAGTTCTAATTCTGCTATCAAAGTCGTTCTATCGCTTTTAATAGCTTCCTGCAAATAAAAAAGCACTATCTGCTGCACGCTTTCTTTGAACGCTTCCGCTTGCTGAGCAATCAAAGGATGTGATTTATTTCCTACGCTTATAATTCTATCAGACGCCGATTTAGCCCAAAAGTCAGGAGAATGGCCTTTTTGTTCTGTAGCAGTTACTAAAAAGTTTCCTACTTCCAGCTTTGGAGCTTGCATATTTATCCTCTATTAATATCGTAGCGATACTCATCACGAGAGCCATAGCCTTGACCCAAGTTTTTAAGACCATTTACTGCTTGTATAAATCTTTGTTCATATAAAGCCGCTTCTTGTGGGTTTTTTAAGAAGTTAGCAGCTTCTACTAAAGTGCCATATAAAATAGCATCTGGTGCATTATCAGAAAGCCATGTTGTATCTGTGCCACTCGTCGTCGTCAGTGACGCAGGTCTATATTTATAATGCAACTCAAACGTATATGTTTGGTCAGGTGTAGGCGCTAATAAAAAACTATTATCGTCAAATAAACCGTAATACTTGGGAAGTCCTGTCGTAGCTGCATTCGGCGTAAAATCTCTAATAAAAGAAACGTGTTTGTAGAGTAGGTACGAATACGCGCTACTAGAGATTACAGCGAGGCTATACGCCGCTAAAAAGTCGCTAGGGGTACTAAGGTAGGTATTACTAGCTGAAGCGGTGCCTGTGACATTTTTACGGAATACAGGCAGCTCTACCGCTTTTAATATTCTTTCTTCTGCTTCTTGTATGAAAGTATCTAATGACGCAACGAAGGTCGTTTCAGAAGATTCTACATAATTTTGAACGGCTGTTTTTAAAGTGCTTAAAGTAAAACTCATGTTGTACTCACCGTTACAGTTCCAACACTACCTGTAGCTGAAACGCTTTCGAAATCAGTGCCAATAGGGTCTACAATACTTAATGGTTGACCACCTACATTGACGCCTGAGTCAGTTGTATTGCTCGGCCCTGTAGTTCTTACTAGCCCTAATTGCGCTTGCGGCAGCGGCACCTCTGGTCTTGCTTGTCTAAGACCCTCTGGGTCTGAAACATGATGCGGAGGATCTAATTGTGGGTGTTTAGGCTCAAAACACTCAGAACATACTTTAAACCCTGTCCACTCCATTCTCATGTCTAAATATTTGACACGAAAACCACACCTATCACAAACACCGTAAGAATATTTACCTACTGCAAAAGCCATTACAGATACGTCCGTTTAGGCACTAACCTCAGCGAACTATCGTCATCGTAACGTATCGCATTAACTAAGTTCATCTCATAGAGAGGTTGTAACATCGCAGCTTTTTCTGGGTTTTTCTTTATAGCTAAGTAAAAAGCTAACCCAGAAGTAAGACAAGGCAAGAATCTACTAGGTAGATCTACATCATCTACAGCCGCTGTAATATCTTGGATGCGTTTCCAACGATAGGATATAAACTTATCTGTAGAGTTTTCAGGTGCAGGCCAGACATAGAGTTTAGGCGTAATTGTGCGCTCAAGATAATATTGAGTAACACGCGCTTTCGTCAACTTATTAGGTATATCGAGATATTCCCCGCGATCTATACGATCTAATTGGAAATCTGTTTGTATACTGTTTGTTGTACGACGTATAACAGCGTCTAGAATATCTATATCGAATTGATTTAAATCGTAAGTCGTTTGACCTTCAACTAAATCTAACGATACCTGTTCTACTTCCCATATTTGTATGCCTCTGTTAGACCAGTCAGCAAACATAATATTCATAGAACGACGCGCAGTTACACCGTCGTAACCAGTACGATATTCCAAACCTGCTAATTCATACGCCTCTTCTATCGCATCAGCAGCATTTAGGCTAAAAGTGCGTGTGCCTGATGTAGCCATTATCCATAGTTCTTCAAAAGTTCTAAGACAATAACATAGCTATCGTTGTTTGACGCGCCAATAGTCGTCAGGTTGATATCCCCAGTCTTACCGCTACCCGCAGTATTTTTAAGGCCACCAAACTCACTAAAGTCCATATGACCATTACTATCCTGAGCCAATCCCAATGCTATCGTATCAGTAGTCGCATCAAATAAAAGCTGTACTTGCGTAAAGCCGATAATCGAATGACTTACTTTTTCTATAAGCACACTACTACAAGCAGTTCCATCTTCTCTCGTTGCCAAACCACTAACGTCAATCTTAGTTACGGCACTTTCACCAGTGCCGTCGCTAAGATTAGTTAGTTGTATGACAGCTTTATGCGTACCATCAGAGATAGTTGTTGAAGTTACTGCATCTGCCATATCAATTTACTCCCGTATTAAGCGTCTGCAAACGGAGTGACGATAGTGCCTGATCCGAGGGTCAGCCCTTCTACTGCATATTTTGCACTAGCGATAGCCGTAACTCGGATAATACTTCCTGCAAGACCGCCTTTAGTGCTGCCGTTTAACGTAATTACGTCGTTAGAAGCCCCAGAAATAAAGGTTTTACCAGTTGCGTCATCCACCCCTGTATAAAGTCCTCCAACAAATTTGTCAGTGCCGTCGGTTAAAATATCCATATCCGTAGCAGCAGTTACAACAATAAATGTAAATTGAGCGCCTAGATTATTTGTTTGATCTGGAGAAGTTGGATCAGTAGGGCTAGTTGTAACGATTGAAGGCAAAGTAAATTTGCCATCCGCATCATTACAAAGGAGAACCTTACCTGCGTGAGCTGCAACAGTTATTGTTGTGTCTGCGGTCAAGCTAACGGTAGCGTTAGCTCCTGCGTTTATAAAACCCGCCAAAGATTTGACTGGGCCAGCAAAAGTGGTCTGTGCCATTATAGATACCTCTTTACGAAAGGATTCGCCCTAGAGTCTTCGTAACGTCCGTCTGAGGCGGTCGCTAGGGCTGTTTTTCTCAGATAGTGCGTTTATACAGGAGAAAAAGAAAAGGGGCAACAAGTGCCCCTTTCTTCGCGATATTACGCAGCTCCAGGAGAGCCGAAAATACCACGCCAGTCACTAAAGCCGAAGCTATAGCGTTCTCTGGCTTTATAACGAACATTACCAGTTTCGAAGTCACCTTCCATACTGGTTGCAACAGGTGAACGCACAAAGTGCTTCAGTCCGTTAGGTACGTCAGTCGTCAGGAAGAACGCATCAGTATCTGTTAGATAGTGATTAACGGTGTATCCCTCAGGAACCATACCCATGTTGCGTAGTGCGTTAATATCGTTATCAGCCGTACCGACTCGTCCTGGAGTTTCCAGTAGACGATCTGCAACGAATTGCAGTGCGGTTGGGATAATCAGCTTACGCGCTTGTGCGTTGATCTTTAGACCACGCTCATCTTCGAAAGCTGCGATATCGATCAGAGACTGCTCTAGTGAGGTTTCATTAAGATCCGACGCAGTCGATAGCTCGTTGCGTTGGGTCTCATTACCTACAGTCGGGTGATCAGTTGCACACAGTTCTTTGCCATCACCACCAACAAAAGAAGAGCTAAACGCATTGTTCAATATGTTTGCGCCCTTAATGTTTTTAGTGGTCATCATAGAACGAGCAAGTGCTCGCGTATAACGAGATGACAAGGTGTCGTACAAATTATCTTCAATAGCTTCTTCAGTCAATGAGAAAGCCAAAGCGATAGTTTCATGCGAGTACCGTGCAGTAAAAGATTCTTGTGCGGTGTCATAAGTAACACCAGAACCTTCAAACTTCACAGGAGCTTCGCCGAAACCAGTCAACATTACCTCTTCTTCAAAAGCTCGTTCTGAAGTTTCGGTTTCGAAGATTTCTTCGTACTCAGCGTCGTAGCGATCATACTCTAGTCCGAAAAGAGCATGAAGGCCAGGAACAAGCTCTTTTACGAGTTGCGCTCTATTAATAGCCATTAGTTACTCTCCTTCGACTATACAGCGAATACGTTAGTTGGGAACGAAAAATACCCACGAGCATTAGCACCGATGCTATTGCTTGG